CCGGCAGTTCCAACTTCCAGAGCGTTGCTGTACTGACCCTTGCGGATGTAGTTCAGCAGGGCAGCTTTATACTCAGGAGAGTTCCGGCCTTCTTCCTTCTTCTCAAAAGCAATCTTTTGAGCTTTAGGAGCAGTAGCCAGATCGTGAGCTGCTTCGGCTTCTTTCTGCAAGCGGTCAGCTTGAGCTTTCAAGCCTTCTTGTGCAGCGTCGATGCGGTCATACTCAACCTGAGCATCTTCCGGCAATGCGCCTTCGTGCTTGGCAGTAATCGCCTGCAATTGCTCGACGAGTTCGCCGCGCTCCTGCATGATGTCGTTAATGTCTTTCATAATCTTTTCCCAATAAAAAACCCGCTCAAGGCGGGCAATAAAAAACCCGCTCAAGGCGGGCGTTTTATGCGGTCATTCCAACCGCAAAACCTCTAGCTATTCCGGCTAAAGGCTTAGGTTCTTTCTCGTTTCAAACAGAGAAGCGCGACTCGCGGCAATCCTCTGCGACTGCTCAAGGTAGTCGTGATAAACCGCGATTGCAGTTGTGCTAATTGAAACAGGGGCGCGGTTCTCTGGAAGGTCAGCGTCTTGCATATCAAGAACTTCCTGCGGGGTGTTCTTCACCCACTTGCAGTCTTTGATTTTTCGCAGACTGGCCTTTGCACCAGTCGAGCCATTAGAGAAGCCAAGTTTCTCTGCTTCATCGGAACGCATCCACTTAACGTCATCCATCCATCCGGTAAGGTCTTCTCGGCTTGCACTAACTTTTGTTTGGTAGATTTCGATAATGCTTTCTTTGACTTCATCCAACACCCCCGCAGTGTCACGCATTTCCTTTGCGTCACCAATCGCCACAGTCCAGGGGTTATGAATCATAAACTGTGACCCAACCCCCATAAGTATCTCGTCACCAGCCATCGCCAAAAACGACGCAGAGCTGACCGCATAACCATCGACCATCACTTTTTTTCGCGCCGGATGCTGGTGCAGAAGGTTAAACATCGCCACACCTTCAAAGACATCACCGCCCTCAGAGTTGATGCGAATAGTTAGCTCGTCTGTCTCACCTATTGCATCAAGTTGCTGCTTTAGGTTCTCGGCGGTAATCCCGTCGCCGTAAATATCCGAGCCGATAACTCCATATATAAGTATTTCGTTCATTCTGATTCCCATTTAGTCAGCAAGGCTTCTACGTCATCAGCCGCTTTAATGTCTTTTAACTGCTTCTGGCAGTATTTTTCTGCCGTTTCTGCGTCCAGTTCGTCAGATACAATCGCCACCGCAAGCCTGTCGTAGTAGTCTGCGACCCACTCGGAGAAGTCTGCGCGGTTCTTTTCGCGCCGGATTGCGTTGACCTGACGGGTAATGAGCGCATCTAACTGCTCTGCTGCACCACTTTCTGCGGCAGGTTCGGCGTCAATCTCGCCCGCTTCACCCATATTCAGAGGGATTCGGTAAACATCACCACCCTCAATAGGGTTCATGTCCTCAACTTCGCGCACTTCGTTCACGCACTTCCACCCGTTATTGAGCGAACTAGCGTGAGCGTCATATCTTGTCTTTGTGTCGCCGCGTAACAAGCCTTCAAGATTGAACTTCGCAAAGTAAAGCGGCTTCTCGCGCTGCGTTAACAGGTCGCGGCGAATGGTCTGCTCTATGCGAGTACACCACGGACGGAATGTGTCGCGCACCATCTCCAATGACTGATGCTCGATATTGTTAAAGCTCGACTTGTCCAGCTCTGCCAACTTATGCAGCGGCACAGAGAACATCCGAGCGATTTCGGCAATCTGGAACTTCCGCGATTCAATGAACTGCGCATCAGCAAGCGTCATCGAAATAGACTTGTAAGAAAGCCCATCCTCTAGCAGCATCGGCTTCATCATGCTGCCCAGGTTGCCGGTCTGGCTGTTGATCTGCTCTTGCAAACGAACAAAGCCCTCATCCGTCAGAGCCTTATCAATCTCAAAGACGCCCGGAATGCTTGCGCCGTTGCTGAACGTCTGCGCTGCATGACGCTCTGCCGAAACCGAAACGCCTAACGCCTCACGCGCCTGACGAATCGGGCTGTAACCGTTAACACCGTCACTCGACAGACCGCAAACGCGCCACAAATCACCCTTTTGATAGGTGACAAGCTCGCCACCATTAGCGCGATAGTCGAAAACCAGCACACCAGAATCCGTTCTGCGCGGAGTCATGCAGGTAGGGTCAAGCGGTTCAAGCGATACAACGCGACCAGCGCGCCGGATTACTTGGCAATATGAGTTACCGTGCAGCAGAAGCGAGGCAATAACGTACTCTAGAAGCTCCTGCGTCGTGTTTTCTTCGTTAGGTATGCCGCCAAAAACAACGGATAGAGCGTGAGTATTCGCACGATCTTTGCCGCCTTCCGGCCTGTTCTGGTACAAATGCAGCGGAGTAGACGCAATACCTTCGGCAATTATCCGAACACAAGCATAAACAGCCGTAATTCTCATCGCCTGCTCGGGCGAAACAACAGAACCCGCCATTGTTTTTGATAAAAAGCCGCCCCACCCCGTTGTGCTTTTCAGCGTGAGGTTCTTTGGCTGCTCTTTCTTGAATAGGTCGGATACTGCTTCAAACATTAAATAACTCTCAGTCCACGCTTGTCGTAGATGCTTGTTTCATCTTCACCGGGATTCATGTAGCGGTTGAGCGCAGACAGCAAAGCAATAACGCCATCTATCTTGTTCTCCGGCCTTTCCTTACGCGGATAGATATTGTCTTTCGCGTCGTAATGGCACACAGTGTTACTGACCATCCAGCTCAAAACAGGGTCATTGTGTGAAATGGTCTTAGCCAGCACCCGCGCCTCTAGCTCTTTCATAGGCTCGGAAAAATTCAGTACAGACGGGCGAACCTCAACCATGTTCCACCCGTCATCTATCATCCGACCCGCGAACTGAGTCGCCTGATGTGGGTCGTATGCAAATTCTTTTATCTCAAACTGTGACGCAAACGCCGCGCAGTCCTGCTCAATCGCACCGAAGTCGATGATTTCACCCGGCGTAACCGTCAATAAACCCTCGCGCCACCACCCCGAATAGAGGTCATTACTGCTGTTTCTTACCGTTTCATCAGGTAAGTAGTGTTTCAGAAACGGGTATAAATGCCCCGCGTCATCCCAAAACAGCAGACAAAGCGAGGCAATATCAATCTTTGAGGCAAAGTCAGCCCCGATAATGCACGGCTTACCAGCAAAGTCCTCTAGCTTTAACTGAGGATTAGCGCACTGCTCCCATCGGTGCATCTGCATCCATGCGGTGTCAGCATTGACCCACACGTTTGCGCGCTTCGTTAAGAAGTTGTTCTGAGATGCAGGGCTTGCCTTCGCCTTTGTGTGCAAGCGGATAATGTCAAACGGCAGAACCGAGACACCATAGTTCGGGTTAGCTTTCTCAAGCAGATCAGGGTTAACCCATACTTGGTCGATGTCATCATCGTCCAGCGTGTAGACAATGCCCCAATAAGCCTCGTCCTCTATCACACCGTCGAGAATCTTAGTGACGTAGGTGCGCTGCTCGTAGCAGATACCGGCCTGATTACTGCCCGCAGTCGTGATAATGAACATTAACGACTGAGAACGAGAACCCGTGCCGGTCTCAATTACGTCGAAAACCTCACGCGACTTGTGTGCGTGAAGCTCGTCAATCAAGCCCCCGTGGATGTTCAGCCCGTCAAGCGAGTCCGAGTCAGAGGCCAGCGGCAAGAACATAGAGGCTTTATCCTCAATGAACACCGAATGCCTTAACGCCTCAACCCCAAATGCTTCTCGAAGGTCAGGCGTTTTGTTGACCTGTCGGCGGGCGGTATCCCATACAATCTTGGCTTGGTCTTTCTTAACCGCAGCGGAATAAACCTCTGCGCCCGCCTCGTCATCAGCACAGAGCAGATAAAGCCCTATGCCCGACATCAGGAAGGTCTTACCGTTCTTACGCGGCACTTCCAGATAAGCCGTGCGGTAACGTCTATGCGCTTCGGGTGTGACCCATCCGAACACGCAAGCAACCACAAACACCTGCCACGGTTGCAGCTCTAAGTCAGTGCCAGCCCACTGACCTTTAATGTGCGGCAGGTTCTCCAGGAACTTGCACACATCCTCAACGGGCTGCACTTCCTTCCCGCGCTTAACCAGCACGGGGTTCCACAGATAGGTCTCCCCGTCTGCGTACTTCTCTAGATCGTCTAGTTGTCTCTGTGCTGCGGCTTTAACCCACTTACAAGCAGGTATGTCGCCCGCAGTCACATCTCGCGCATATTGCAGCCCGATGGCTTCATAATCTTTCATGGTGGTGGAGGTGTCCGTAATCGAAACGGAGTCCGTTGCGCTTCCCGTTAGGCTTTACGCACCGTCAAACCCATTCACCCCCTTAGAACGTCTCAAAGTCCTCGACCAGCTTCGCCTTGTTCAAGCGGTCAAAGTGGCGAGGCTTCGCGGTAACTGCTCCCCATTTAGTTTTAACGAGGTAAAGGGTTCGTTTACAATCCTTCCTGCGGCGTAAGTAGGTGCGCACGTAAGAACTCATAACTGCTATAACCAGAGCAGCAAAGACCAGTGATGCAAACCAACTAATCAAACTTATTACCCTTCTTCGGCGCAGATACCTTCTGCACCTTTGTGCGGTCTGACGGGCTTAACCCGAACAAACTCAGAATCTTCATGCGCTTCGCTTGCGCGTCCTTCTTGACTGTGTACCAAGCACTGACCTGTGCGTGACCACTCTGCGCAACCTGGACAGCACCCTGCTCACCCATCTGAGCGGCTGCGTTCTTCTCATCCGCATACGCTTCGCAATACATGACCAGCATCGGAATGTCGGCCTCAGTCATTACCTGCATATTGCAAAGGCGAGTGAGTAGATCACCCCAAGCCCATACAGCATCCGGCATTCCTTCCAACTCTTTCGGAGCAGGAGTGTCAGCCGCTATAGCCTCTGGCTCTGGCTCGTTCTGAGGCAGGGCGCGCTTGCCCGGATTGCCCTTTAAAACCCTGAGCTTTGTCGGGGTCGGTTTAGGTGTTGCCACTTAAAGCCCCTTTGCTTAAAGTTGCGGTTGTGTAAATTCTTCTGGCGGCTCGGTCTTGCAGCACTAAGTCTGTAGAGATTTGACCCCCTACCCCCTATCCCTCTTAATCCCGCTCTTATCCGCTTCCTTGAACGTCGTCTTAGTCGCGCTCATTATCCGTGTGGCTGTGTGCTTACACTTAGGACAGATGCGGTCAACGTCTCTATTGTCTAGGTGGCAGAGGTAGTCGTGAACGTGGCTGCAACTAGAGCAGCGATACTCGTATATCGGCACTACTCTGCTTCCTGCTCTGCCTTGTCATGCTCCTGCTTGAACAGTGCGCGACAGGTAACGGGCAGCAGTCCGTTAGTCGATGCGATGTATAGAGCTTTAGCAATGCCGCGAACTACTCGCGTTAACCTGCGTTGCTTGCTCTCTAGCCTTGTAACCCTTTCCTCAAGTGTTGCCACGTGTCGCCCTCTCTAATCTCACTCTCTGACCACTGCGCATAGGCTAGGTCATAGCACCATTGCTCCCTTGCCGGTGTAGGCGGGAGCGCAAACTCATGGCCTGAGACATCCCAAGCCATTGAGCCTTTATCCATTGTTATTACAGGCGTTCCGTTCAGCACAGCATCTACCCCGCTGTTACTGTTGAACGTCACCGCAAAGGCTGCACCGTTGAGAGCTTGTTCAAGACTCTCAGAGGTATCCAGAACACAGCCGGCAGGAGCTTTGCTGCCAAGTGGATGAGGGCGAAACACAACAGGCAAACCAATGCCAGCAAGCCCCCGAATAGCCTCAACATAAAACGAATTGATGTCCGCATGAGCGTGGCTCTGGTCTCCTGGCACTTGCCCCAGCAACAGTATGTAGTCGCCTTGAGCATTCCACTCAGGCAGCTCATGTCCGTGCTTCTGCCACCTGTCTGACGGGCTGTTGGCATTGCAGAAGTCTGCCCTGCCGTTCAGTCCATTCCAACCGCAAGAAACAAACTGCAAGCCCTCTGCACTTCTGTCTTGCGGTAAATAACCTATTTCCATCACCAGAACACGTGTGGCGTACTTACTCGCCCTTAACCTGTTCCGCTCACCCCACACAACAGCTACATCAGAGTTAACCCACTGACCTGTGATTTTGTGTATTACTTCCGTGCCGTGCGACTCAATACCAGCCGCCATAGCACCGTGGAACTTAATCTGATGAGGCGCGTTTGGATTGGTATAAACAACTATGGTCACAAATCAATGCGCCACATCTCACTGACGTATGATGATTTAATGCGCGATACCTCCGCGCCTGTAAACGCATCCCGAAAGAACGCATCCCACTCGTCATAGGTCTTAATGTTGATGTGCAGGTCTAACCCTTTGTGAATGCTTGGGCGATTGTTAGCAGTGAGTAGCACAGTGTTTCTTGCTACCCGCTTTAATTCTTTACAGGCTGCGACTTCATCGCCGGGGACTAGATGCTCGATGACATCCATGAAAGTAACAACGTCGAAGGACTTATCTGCAAACGGTATGTTTTGCACTGTTCCCCTGACAACTCGCTCACCGTCTATTAGCTCTGGCACGACCTCAACACCATGAACCACACTGAACCCTAGCTTAGATGCCTTCTCAAGCATCTCTCCGCGCCCGCAACCAACATCAAGGAAACTGTCACCCCTAATCGAGTCCATAGCAGCAAAGGCATCTGCCATTCTTCTGCCACCCATCCTGTAATTGGGGTCTTGGTAGCAGGTTTCGTATTTCTTCTGCTCTGCTAAACGATCTGCTTCAATGCTCATTCACACTCTCTCGTCTTTTTTTAAAACTTGTTCGCCACTGGTTTTTCTGTTGTGATGCTTTCGGCACAGGCCTTGCAGGTTGTCCCAGTCCAGCCTTAGCGGGTCATCTTTGCCCTTGAATGGCTTGATGTGATCTACGTCCTGCGCTGCCGTTGTCCTGCCTTCTTCTGTGCAGTGAACGCAGAGCGGATTGTGCATGAGGAATGACCGGCGTAACTGCTGCCACTGGTAGTCATAGCCCCGACTCGCCGCGCTTCCCCTTCTATCGGGTGTGCGGGTGTATTTCGGTTTGTTGTGCTTTGAGCAGTAGCGGGCATTTGTGAGCGTTCCGCAGCCTGGAGCGTTGCATATCTTCTTTGCCGCTAGTGCCACGTAGCCCACATCAGGCCGATATTCGCCATAGCGTAGAAGAAGAACGTCATGCCATGCGGTGCGTCACCCTTGATAAACAGTGCCACCGATGTCCAGATGTAGCAGCCTGTTGCTATGAGCAGGGGGAGCGTTTGCACCCTAAATATCTGTGGTTTTCACTACCCAATAGCCTGCATCAGTGCAATCACAATGACCGCCGACGCAATGCCTAACAGGTAGCTGGTGCGGTCAAAATTGGCTTTAACGTCATCAGCCAGCTCTTTCAGTTCATCAATCTTGCTCATAATCGCTCCTAAAAGACGGGGGCATTCACCCCGCGAGAGGGAGAGAGGGTTGAGGGTGAAGCCCCGCCCGAACTGATGCCCCCTCGCTCAGTTATCAATTCCGTGAGATGAGTAACCTGCCCACTTATCGTCAGACAGCAAAGCGCGAATCTCGTCAGGGCTGTAGCCCTTGTCACGCAGCTCTGCTACCTCTGCGCGCCGGTCTGCATCGTCTGAATCAGACATAAAAAAAGCCGCCTCTGTGGGCGACTTGCAAAAGTGTTTTCATCTTACTTTCATTATGGCACTGATAGCCTAGTTAGGTGGTGCAGAATTGCGAACCCTTGCCCGCTCCGCTTTGAAGTGCCTTATCTGCGCCTTCCAGCGACGAGCTGCACCACTCAACATCAGGCCGAACCGTTGCACAGAAACTCCGGCTATCTCTGCCCGTTGCGCCTTTGTCGCTGTCTTGCCGTTCTCAGGCATATAACCCCATTGCAGCCTCAGAATGGCTTGGTCGATCTTGGTCAGTGAGTAGTAAGCAGAATTGCGCGCCTTGTGACGTACCGGCATTCCCATGCTCAGAACCTTGTGCTTGCTCTGACTAGGTGGGTCTATCTCCTTGCGGTCATCCGACTTGGCAAACATCACTGCAAGCGTGTTAATGCCGGGATAACCGTGGAAAGCCTCTAAGCGTTGCACATGGTCAAAGTAGTCCTGCGCTTCTAGTCCGAATTGGCTGCGGCTTTTCCTCACTCACCCTCCCTCCATGTCATGTAATCCACAACCGCTACAGATATATCCTCACTAATCTGGCGCGGGTCTACTTCGGGGTCATACACACCGACCAGAATCGGCGGCTCTCCGACCTCTTGCCTGTAAATATCGTCAATCTCCCGTTGTGCGTTGCTCATCATTGACTTGGCGCATTTATGGTCGATCTTGAACAGCGACACCATCCCGCGTCGCCTTGTTTTGTGCTGCTCCGACGCCAACTGCACCCGAAACCGAACCCGCTTGCCTCTTGCTTTTCTTATACGGGCGCACTGCTCATACGTGAGCGGCATAGCCCCACCCCTTTGCAGGAATTAAAGCTCCAGGTTCAAACTCTGGTGAGTACACATCTGTGCGCTGGTCGCTGTAGTGGTCAGGCACTTCCGCATATAAGTTATATCCGTTCTCTAATCGACGTCGCATTGTTGTCGGTGAGATGTTATCGGACATACTTGGCAGCTCGGTGATCTCGCCAACCGTGCGCCATTCATCTTCCACATACCAAACGCGCATACGCCTGCCGGTGCGGGTGATGTCCTTCCATCTCACGCCTTTTATGCAGCCCTTGCGCATTGGATGAACCTTGCTCTGGTCTACCGGCTCGTGAAGGTCTAGCCCTTTCTTGAGTCGGTACTTGCAAATCTCTCGCGTCATGTGTGCGTATTCGGGCTGCTTTAGAATGTCGTTTATCATCATCCAGCACCGTTGCCCCCGCACATCTACGCGGTAAGCGTAGCCTCTGCCCCGCTTGACCCGTTCATATCTCATTCAACTATCCCCCGTGCCTCGTTATGCCATTTGACTTGCTGTGGCCTTAGTTTTTTGCCCTTGCCCTTCACTTCAATCAGAACAATCGGCTCGTCTAAATTCGCTATATCCCGCGCCTGCTCTACCGTCTCGCATACGAACACCGGCACATCAGGTGCGGGTTTAATCACTAGCAGGTCAGGAACTCCCGACCCGGACAGGTGCGAGACCATGTGCGTCTTTCGGAGTTCTGCGACCATCTCCGGTTCGTTCTCGTCGCGCTTTGCGGCTCTGCGGAGTCCGGTCATACCACCACCCAAACGATGAGCAGGCCGACAAAAACAGCGGCTAAGAGTTCGCAGCATCTCTCGGGGGTCATGCCTTCACCTCCACTTCACACTTCGGGCAGTACCAATCCATCAGCTCACACCGCACCTCGTCTGCCGGTCTGCCGCAGTTAGGGCAGCGAGGGGCTGAGAAGTGGCGACGTAGCCAGTGCAGAAAATTCATCACTTCACCTCTATCGTTCCGTTGTTAAACAAGCGCGCTAACGTCCTTGTCAGCGCGATGAACTTAAATTCAATGTCATCCCTGCCCTCACCGTCTGCGTACTGATGGCAACCCATCTGCGGGTCAATGGCGCGGATAAACCCAAGCTGTGAATTTGCATTGCACAGATGCCCGCCTTGATGGTCAGGCGACTTCGTTGCCATACCGCCATCCTTGAAAGCCAAGTGAGCCAGCACAACCACTCCCGGAGCATCGTTGCCGCACATCACGCAAGCGGCATCTCTCGCAGCGTCGCGGAGTTTCTTAGATTCAAAGCGGGGAGTTTTGGGGATCATTTGCCCACTCCAGAACAGCATCAACGGCATCAGACAAGCTCGGATAAGCCCAAGTCGTTACAGGGTCGCCGTAAATCATCCCTGCTCGTTTGTCTAGACCACTAAAGTCATCCGCATAGAAAAGCGGCTTGCCTAGTGCTGTCGCGTAACCGCATTCAAAGGCCAGCCCCAATCCGTTCGGGTTGTCCTGCTCAAGAAATGCAAGCACAGCGTCGGAACTAAGAACCCCCTGCTTGTTTAAAAATGCATAAGAAAAGGGGTTGTTGCTGCCTATGTCCTCTGGGCATACAACCTCAAGTCCCTCGCGCTCTAACTGCTCCCTAACGCCTGACATCCATGTACCAAGCCCGCCCGATAGAAAAACTCTTTTCATTCCTCAATACCTATCTCGCAGGACGCGCCGCAGCTTGCTTCTATGTCGAGCGGGTCAAACATCCCTAATTGCAGTTCTGGCATCTGGTCGCGGAACTCGTTGAAAGGCTGTTGTGCCTGATTTAGATACCACGTGGCTGTCCGGTACTTGCGAAAGAACACCCGATGCTGGTCGCCCGCCCCTGTGTCGCCATGCTCTGCCTCCATGCGGCGAAAGAACTCAAACCGTTCCGGCTCGTTCTTAGCAATCGTCAGCAGCTTGCGGTCAGACTTCTTCCAACAGGTCACGCAGTTGCCCAAATGTTCCGACAAGTCGAGGTCAAACGACTGCCCTGCCCACCAGTGCCGTATATACTCTTTCGTTGCGTGAGGCACTTCGATAAGCGGGTAGACAAGCCCCATTGCTGCCGCGTTTGGACTCATCCGGTCTATTTCGTCGCACCGAATACCGATAGCAAATGGGGTGTGTTCTAGACTCAAAGACTTACGATACTTTCGCATTGGCTCTAACTTGAGATCGCGGGTGCAGTGCGGATAGTCGTGATTCGTTATGCCGTACTTCGACACAACAGCTTCAAACGGCTCACCATTCCTTGCCGCCGTCTCGTAGCTCACAACCTTGTGCCGAATGCCTTTGCCCTTCTCCGGGTTTACAACTGCCTCAAGCCAAACGACATTCAGCCCCCCCCCCTGGTCGCAGCGATCTACAAAGTCCAGCGTTTTCTCATGCTCAAGCCCTGTATTCGCAAAGGTGAAAATAAACTCGTATTCATCGGCCTTGTTGTCCAGCAACCAGCGGCACATATATGCGCTAGTCCTACCACCTGAGAACGAGACAAAGAGGGTTTCTTTATTCACTGCCATTCCCATTCCCGCACTCGCTCATCTGCCATATAGCCCTGTTCAATCACCCACCGTTTAGCCCGTTCCCATAGGTCGGCTGCTTCTTCGTCGGTGCATTCGCCAAAGCTCTGAGACTTGGTTTTGATGTGGACTGCTTGGGTGTCGGCGTTTAAGGCTTGCTCAAACCGGCAAGTGCATTCGACGGGGCTGCTGTTGTACGGGTCATAGCCGCCCTGCGTAGCGCATGAATCCAAGTGCATCGCATACTTCGCCAACACCGACTCACGCACCGTCACCGTCGTGAACTCAACCCACCCGCAGGCAACCTTCATCGCCTCACGGAACTGCTCAAAGTGTTCGTAGTCCTCCTGACCCTCAAACGCTTCGTGCAGAAACGCCATGACCTTGCGGTGGAATCTGGCATTGCGAATCCGCTTGAACTCGCAGCGGAACTCAACACCAGGATGACGGTCAGCGGCAAGGTAGAAGTCATCCACCGACTTACCGACAGGAAACGCGCCTATCTCGTCAGGGGTGCGAGGCTTGCGGAAGGTTACGGAGGACTTGCTCATTTGATGTCATCCGAGGTCAGTCGCGCCGCCTCTTCTGCCTTCCGCAACAGTGACACATAACGCCGCTTTGCTTGATTTGCTTTAGCTGTGGACTCATTGACAAGAAACAATTTGGCTTCCTCAAAGGTTTCACACCACCGAGTGATTGGTGAGTTCTTTAATTCGCGTGTCTCAGCAAGATTCGCGCCGTATGGATTCTCGAAGAAGACCATTTTTTCTGTTGCGCGATTTATCTCGCGCAGCTCTATCTGCATGCAGACCAAACACGCTCTGTACATTTTCATCGCTTCACCCTCCAAATCCGAGCCGATCTGCCCGACTCAGCACACTTGCGCGTACCTATCGAAACAATCAGACCGACCCGCTCCGCATCACTCAAACGCTTGCCGATGGTGTTAGCCCTGCAAACTTTCCAGCCGTATTCATCCACGCAACGCTGCACGATCTCGCCGCTGGTGCAGTTAGGCCATAACCTCACCAACTCCTGCGCCCTATACGCGCCCGCTGTCCTGTCGGTCATCCGTTCCGCGTCCAAACTTGTGCGGGGGTCGGTGTTGCGTGTTGCCGGTGTGTAGTCAATCTCTTGCTGGTTCATCCTTGTGCCTCCTGCTCAAGAATTGCTCTGCCTATAATTTCCGGTATCTGTGGCACTACGCTGTTTCCGAGGGCTTTGAGTCGTTTAGCTCTGTCCAGCCCACAGGAAACCCCATCATCTCCTCCACAAAGGGGGGGTTGAGTTTGAGGCCACGCTCCCCGTGCGGATTCGTGGCTCTGTCCAGAGTGTCGGTCTGCAGCGACCCTCCCCGGTATCTCCCGCCTGGCGGCACTCCCTTGTAATCCCTGCTCGTTGGAGTCGGGAGCAGTTGTCGGCCCAACACCGTCTCCAGATTCGGGAACCGTTCCGAATTGTGGGCCGACTCCGGCGTTATCGATGCCGCCATTGCAGGGTTGGCTCGCGGGGTAGGCAACAATCCAGAGCCTGTCTCTGCGGTGGACGGCATTGACGGCACAAGCCGGAACAACAAACGATTCTGCGGAGTAGCCGAGTCCTTCCAAGTCAGAAAGCACCTCGTCGAGACCCAAAGTGATGTGTCCAGCAACATTTTCGAAAATACAAAAGGACGGTTTAACTTCCCGTATAAGTCGAGCAACCTCCGGCCAGAGATGGCGGTCATCGTTCTCGCCTCCTCGCT